TTCCGTTGAATGTGTCAGCGGCTATTGTCGGCCTATTATTTGCGACGGATTGTGTGGCGTGCCTCCCGTTTCCACTCTTGTCGTAGGCATACCCTACAGGGTCGCCTGATGCTGTTGCTGGCGTGGTGCCGTCGCTGCCCTGGAACAAAGTTGACGCATCCGAGAAATCATTCCAGACTTCCAGGCCGCTAATCGCCTTCGGGTTGAAGTGCTTCAGTTCGCTGCCCAGATACGCCGCCTTGACGGAGGTGCTGCCGAGAGCGAGCGACTGGCCTGCGGATAGGGTTAGGGCCGGCATGTCCGTAAAGCCTCTCTCTAGGGTCAGTTAAGCGGGACGCCGGTGTACCTGCGTCCCTTAGCCATCGGCTCGCCGTCGATGCCGACAGGCGTGTCTGGAGCCGGCGGCCTCTTGTACTGGCGACGCTTATAGGCATCCGGCGCTTGAGGGCCTCCGCGAAACACGCGATCGACTCCGCCGAAGACGCTTGGCCGGAATCGCTGGTAGTCCTCGTCGGTTAGTGGCTGGGACGCCATGCCCATTGGAGTTTCTTGCACTGCCATAAGAAGCTGGCGAATCCGATCCTCTTCAGTAAGTGGCTTGCCTGGCTGCATGTCGAGTCCTTTCGTTGCGGTTCACCAACTCCAGTTACACGACCAGTAGCCCGGCGTGTGCTTGTCCGTCTTGCTGTCGCAGTTGTGGCGCGACTTGAAGTTTGATCTCCGCCCTTCGTTTCCATGGCCCTTTCCCTTAGAAGAGCCTTCCTTGTAGTGGCCCATGGAGGAGTCGCCGAAGCGCACGATCTTTTCTTTGCCCTTCTTCACAGCCTTAACGACGAACTTCTTCCCGCCCGAAGTGTCCTTGACTGGTCGGTTGGGTCGAAGATTGTCGAGTAGACGCTGGCGGTCGCTCATCGTATGACCCTGTATCGCGTGCCCGTCTTACTGTCGATCCAGTAGCACGTGCCGTTACGACACTCGATGCGGCCCTTTGTCGGTTGCTGCGGCACTGGGACAAGAGGCGGGTCCGCAGGCACAGGCTCCTCCGTCCCTGGCTCGGGAGGCCTTTCCCTCTCCATGCTTGCTCTCGCTACACACACGGCAGCGCACGCCTTCGGGCATTCGGTATCGACCGCAGCAGGGCCGGCGGCGAGGGATGCGAGAAACGCCAACATTTCCTTCCACATTACAGGCTCCTTGCATGACTGAGTCTTGGGTATCCATCTGCATCAACAGTTTGCTGAATGGGCTCTTGGTAACTCTGCTCTGGAGGATCGCTGACAAACGCGAGCCACAGCGCTAGCTTTGCTACGCGAGCCAAGAACGTCACGACTGGCCGGTCGTCTGGCGTCGGCTTGGAACCAGGGCCCATCAGTCCGTAGACCACAGCGGCAACCAAAAGACACGCAATAACTGTGTACTTTACGTCAACCTTCATTCATCCACTCCCCATGGTCTAGGTCGCGCCAGTCAAACCCAGCCACTGACCCAACAGCAAACGAATCACCGCCACGCAACATGGCATCGACCGTGTCCTTATCAACCCAGAAGGATCCTTCCGGCATGTCCTCAGGCCACTTTGGGCCGCGAACCCACGAAGGGCCCCAACTATTAAGACACAGCAGTCCCGGTCGTGAGCCGTAGCGAACTGCTATGAAGCTCATGCAATGGGCCCACGTGCCACTGCGTCGGCAAAATCCATCTGAGTCACGCTGGCTAGAAAACCCAACCATCGAGCACACAGCCACTGGATACCCAGACTCAATAGCGGCAGCAGCCTCATCGAACGTCTTGACAAGCGCGACGTATTCGCACGGATGCGACTTGGCTACCTCGTCAAGCCTGCCGCCATCACCCTGCCCGCCGTTCCCGTAAGCCCCCCATTGCTTGGCTCGCTCACCTGAGTAGTTCGTTAGATCAACGCCAGTCGACTGAGGCTGCCGGTAGACAACACCCCAGTCTCTGCACCAGCGTGCGGCCGCACCCCCATAACTTCCGTCAGACCACCCGCCTACAGCAGATCGTCCAGACCCGTCTCGGCCACGAGCTTCGACGCGAGAGCCACCGTAGATAGATTCCGTAGCCGGAAACGGCGGCGGCTGATCGAGCAGCCCCTGCTCCCAGTCAACGCACTGAGCGATCCAAACTCCGTGCGCCCAGCCCCAACTGACGCAATCTCCGATAGATTGTTTTCCGACAACCCATGGAGTCTCATACAACTCTTGATGTGCTTCGTAAGCAGCACGGTACAGGAACGTGTCTTTCCCACGTGCCTTGAGGATGGCGTCTTTGCCAGCATCACGAAACAACGGCTGCTGCAGTTCGCTTAGGAAGCGTGCAGTGCCGTCTGGGTTTGGACGGTAGCCGTAGTCCTGCCGGTCTGTCCATGCTCTGCTGGATGCCAGCACCGCCAGGAATAGCAGGCCGGCAACGACGACGGCACGCCTGCTATTTGATTGCATCCTTGCAAGCCCTTGCTATTTCGCTGTAAGCCGCTACCCAGTTTCTTCTCGACTCCTCGCTAACTGGCCCGCCAGAGCCACCTACCTTGTCGTCAAGGTACTCGCTGATCGCATCACGAACACGTGGCTGCCGATCACCTATTGACACTCCACGCATGCGTGCTTCCCTGGCCCTAGTGCGAAGAACGTCGAACGCCACGCCAGTGGTTAGATACGGCTCGGATTGCTTGCCGTCCCATTCAATCTCGTCAGCAATCTCCTGGCACAACGCGCTCAGGGTTGCAGCGTCCTGCCCAGCCGTCTCTCCGACAAACATTCCACGAAGGTTCACCGACGAGGACGGCTGCGGCGCAGGCTCTGGCGCAGGCGGATCCTGGCCTTGCGACAAGGCATACGCAAGAATGCACAGGAAGATTACAACCCGCACCTGCACCGTCATCTGTCACTCCCTGCGATCAGAGCAACAGTCAGCGAGGTAATGCACTCTCTCTCTTTTTCGGTGAGTGTCTCTGTCTGCGACAGCCGTGTGCGCACTACTGCCAGTGCCGTCATGGCGCTGTGGTACGACGGGCGCTGAGACGGTGCGGCAGCGGAGTCCGGAAGACTGGGGATAACGGGCTGAGGCTTTTGAGGCTGCGAAGCCGGCCATAACAGCAAAACGCCAGCAGCAGCGGCGATGAGTAACGTTGCTGAAATCAAGATTTGGCCTCCCTAACCAGTGGCAGCAGTGACTCGACTATTCCGGATACGGCGCTGAGTACGAGAGATCGCACCCCTGGACGAAACAGCAGCCAGAACGGCTTTGCAATGGTGGGAACCATGAAGTCCGCAACCTCGTCAAACAGGACGCCAGCAGCCTCCATGACCCACGTTTTCCGCTCGGCACCTGCAGCAGGGATTGAGTCGGCAGCGGCTACGCATATACGCAATAGCGCCAGCATTAGCTCGCCGAACTCGGCCACAGAAATGCCGTTGGCAGAACTCTCGCGAGCCATTGCTACGAACACGCGGACCTTCTGCGCCAGGCCGTGCGCCTCTTCCGCAGCCAGCAGCGGAGCATCTGCTACTGCCATTAGTCTTTCTCCAGGGACAGGACCAGCCGAACTAACCTGTTTATGTCCCTGTTTTCGCTGCAGTGGGCGATGATTCTGTTTCTGGCAGACATCTCATCTAGCCCTAGTTCCTCGCAGCAGTACGAAAATGGCAGACTGCAAGGCGTGGACTCAAACACCCACCTCCAGTGGGAGGCGGCGCACACGAGTCGGTGCCTGCTAAACCCGTCTCTACGCGTGGCAAACACAACATTCTCGCTTGTCAGCGTCTGCGAAAGCCAGCCTATCTCGTTCCTGGCATCCACCAGAAGTGATGCGAGGAAGTTTCTCCAGCCTTTCTCAAGACGGCTATTGTCCTCTTCGTACGTGTCCTCTGCTCTCATCGCTTACCTCTGGGGGCCGGCAGCCTGCAGAACGCAGGGTGCCCTCGTTTAGTTCGGGCCAACACTCCAGGGAGTGAATGGCTGACAACATTCCCCACGCTGCATGACCTAGATGCTCCTCTGACCTATCTCCAGAGAGGAACAGGTAGATGTGACGCAACGCGTGATTTAACAAGTCGTGGCACGGCATTCCTCGTTCCCAGTTGAAGTCGCCGTATTTGCTTGCCCCTTCATGGCACGCTCTCGCAACAGCCGCAAGACCAATCGGACTAACCAGATCATAACGCTCAGTCTCTGCGTCACTGCTTCGTACCGCTCCAGTATCAAAGTGCTTCATCCTTCCCTCCTATGAACTGCGAAACCTTGATCTCCATGAGTTTGTAATGGCGCCGTAGATGCCCCAGAAATGTGCGTCGTGAGGCTCTCCGTCGTAGTCAACATCAAGAGGCATGGCGTGCCGCAAGGCATGCGACCACTCCTCGATAAGAGTCTCTGCCATGCACGAATCTTGTGCGATTGCTATGTAAATCCGATACCGTCCCTCGCCCTCCACGACAAACCACCCACACGCACCGTCCATGCGAGGGTGCGATTGAGGCAGCGTATGGACCCTGACTGGAAACGGCAGAGGATACGCACGCTTCAGCCAACGCTTAGTCCTGCGAAAGAGTTTCATTTAGTATCTCTCTGGCGACATTCACTACGTCAGACAGGCGCATCGTCAACAGCCATTCCTCTTGGTTCTTTCGGTGCATCACAACTGGGGTAAGCTGTCCAGACTGATCGGCAGCCTTATCCATGACGGCGTGCACGTTTAACCGTTGCACACGTTTCACCTCAACCCACAGGCCAGGCATTCCCGGCGTCACTAAGTCTGCCGATGTCTCCGTGCCGCTGTGCTGCTGACCTCGACGTGCCATTGCATGCGGGCATATCTCGTTGAGCGCAGCAGCAGCGTCGCGCTCTCCGCGTGCACCTTTGGACCGACTGTTTATCGCCATTGCCAGATACTCCATTGGTGGGCCGTGACGGCGTCTCTCTCTCAGGATGTTCCATGTATACGGCTCCGGTTCATAACTCAACGCACGCCGGTGCTTCATGGCTGCAAGCCCAGCCGGGTCGTAGTAGTCAGGGTCTTGCTCTCGCTTGGCTGCCAGTACGTGCCCTTTGGTAACGGCGAAACTTCCGCCGTCATGCAGTGCTCGGTGGCACCGCTCGCACAGCCGGATCAGTCCTATCCGGTCGTGCTGCCGGCCTGTGCCCTGCATCATGTGGTGGATGTGCAGGTTGTTTTTTGACCAGCACACGGCGCACCATGTGATCTCGTCTGCGAACTGAGCGAGGCTCATGGAGTCCTCCTGCTGGCGAGTATCCATTCGCGAAGCTCGTCTGGGTCAACGTTCTTCATGGCAATGTGCGGGGGAAACCACGCCTCCTCGCCGTAGCCGGGAGACTTTCTGTACGCGGGCTTTTTTGCGTCCCTGCCCCATATCCAACCCTGGACGACAAAGAACGGCGACCGGCCAGTCACGAGCACATACCTGCTGTTGTCGTTCTTTCCGCCAGCAGACTCCTTGTCTCGCACGATCATCTCGTAGTGGTGCTTTGACCGAGTGCGTATCTGCACACCAGGCAGGT